TGATTGGGAAACACATAAGGAACAACGCCGTAGGTGAGGAGCGATTTGCCGTCACCCAGCGCCTCTTGGCTCATCGTGGTCACCAAGGCCGAGAGCGCGGGCGGTGGATCCGTTTCGTTTACCAGCTTCTCGTGGATCAACTCGGTCTGCGCATCCTGTGTGCGCTTGTAGCTGACCAGATCGTTGCCGGTCAAGAGTTGTTCCTCGATCGTCTGGAGCGTGGCGCCTTCGTACTGGCCGGTGTTCTGGCGCAGATCCACCATGACCTGATCCCCAGTTAGTCCGCTCGGGAACCGGTAATCGGCCGGCGCGGGGCCGGTAAGGACTGTGGTCTTTAACTGGCGCCGAAACTTTTGCGGGGTGAGCTGGGGGGAACCTAAACTCTTGTGATAGGTTGCGTCCGAGCTGACTCTATCCCCGCGGCCTCGTTTAACGCCCATGTCACAGGTATCTGGCGCGAGTGATGTTGAGTTGCGGCGTCAACGATGCGCCGTTGCGGAGCCGTTGCACGGCCTCGTCGTATTCGCTCTTGAGCGAGGCGCGGATCTCCCTGTTCTGGACGTTGGGATGCGCGGACACATACTTCCAGCGGGCAAACGGGAGCAGGAAGGATTCGATCATGTCCGGTGGCAGGCACGGAATATCAATAGCCGGATCGTTGCCACCTTCCTCGTTCATCATGGTGCGATCGATCGGGACCGGCTTGCGATAAATGTCATAGTTCACGTTGCCTAGTTGCGTAGGCATGGGGTTGAGGCCCAAATACAGTGAGCCGCCACCCTTACGCGCGGTGTCCTGCATCTGCTCGACGCGATACTGCTGAGGGACGCCAGCGGTTTTCTCCCAAGTCGTGTACCACGGAAGGATATAGCACCAAGCGTTACGGGAGCCGCCAAGGACGCGCCAATACTGCGATCCCATGAACTCGCCTTTGGTCTGTGCGGGATGCAGCCTGGTGTTCGGCGCGAGCGTAACCGGCTCAAGAACCGCCATGACGTCGGCATCCAGTAGCAGGGAATCCGAATACACCGTGCCGGTGTGCGCTCCGGTGGCTCCGGTGTACGCGCGCAGCAAGGTAAAAATCGTTTCACCCGGCACTTGGTTGTCGAACACGGCGTCCTTAATCCGGTTGAGGATCGCGTCACCGTCGATCCGCACTGAGCAGCCGCGCATCCACGGCGCGAAATTGCCCAGCATCGTGGCGGTGTTCTGCCCTTGCGTCAGATTGAGCGTGATTGTAGTCGGAACATTGAGGAACGAACTGCGCGAGTCGTATTTGAGCGACTCAGGGCCATCGAGGAAGATCAGTTCGAGCGATTGATTGACCGCGGCAACGCCCTTAACGACCTCGCCTTCGTCCTCGCCCTTGTCGGTCCCGCCCAGCTCGAACCCGTAAATGTTTGCGTAGGAAAGCAAATCCAGCACGACTTCTTGAACCGTCATGCCGGAGCGCCTTGCCTAAAGCGCAGCGTTCTGTCAATCAGGAAAGCCGAGAGCTTCCTTGATTTGCTCCTCGGTCATGCCTTTTTTCCACACGCCAGCGGCCTTCGCCCGTTCCCTGAGCGACTTCTCTTTGCGAAGCGTATTGATCGCGACCAACTCGGGATCTCTAATTGGTTCTTCCGACTCCGGCGCGACCGCGGCCTGCACTTCGATAAACTCCGGAACCCACTGTTGCTGGTAATCGGGATTTCCGATCAGATCGAATTTGTCGCGGTCGTAATCCTCCAGCGACATTTCAAATACGAACCCGTTGAACTCCGGTCGCAGCGCCGATTGACCGTAGTTTTTTGTGCTGATGCCGCACACAGGGAACCCCGTTTGTCCATGCGAAGCGGCACGATTGATTAACCTTACTCGATGCATTGCCCCTGATAACAGAAGGGCGGTCAGGTGTCGAGCCCGACCGCCCCCTATGGTCATTTCTGTGCCTTAACCTCTACGTTCCGACATTCCTCGCCAACGGATTAATGTCAATCGGCTTGCGCCCTTCCCACGACATAAACCCGCCGACTGCGTACCAAATTTGACCTGTTTCGTCTTGGCAGAACTTGCGACTGGCCGCCTCAATCACGAACAAATCCCCCGATCGCCCGCTTTGGGCGAAAACCAGAACAGGATCGTTTTTCTTTTCCTGTCCCGGTGGTTCCGGTGGTTTGCCCTTCGCCTGATCAAAAGTCGCGCTCACTATTTCCCCGTAGACAAGAACTACGTGAACAGGAGCCTTATCGACAATGTTCAGGATCGGCTGCTCGTAATTGGGCGGTTGGAAGTCTTTGTTCATGTGCCAAGAGCGACAATGTCGACCGGCTTGAACTCGTCGTTACCCGCAACCCCGTGCGAGTTGTAGAAGATCTGCCCAGTCCTGTCCTGCACGAACTTTCGTTTGGCAGGCTCAGGAAGCAGAAACTCCTGCGAGCGACCGCTCTGGACGAACACCAGATGGTCGTAATCCTTGCCGTCCTCCGGCATCGTCGGCACGTTACTGCCGTCGAACACTAGGATCGTGACCACGTTGGTCGGTGTCGTCTGGTCAATGACCGGCTTACTGCCGTCAATGACAGGATCCTCGAAGTCCTCCCACGCAGCCGCATTGATCTGCGCTTCGACTTCTTTGGCTCCTGCTTTGTTGCGCTCGTCCTCCGCGGCGTCGTCGGCCCCAGCGTCTTTCGACGCTTTCCCGCCCTTTAACGCCGCGATGATCTCCGCTTTGGTGGCGCTCGAAGGTACGTCGATGCCGCGTTCCTCCGCGAGATCCCGCAGCTCGGGAACTGTCATCGCGTTGTACTCGTCATCGGTCAGTTTTTTGTGATTCATTTGAAATACTCCTTCCTGTGGTTGCTGCGTTTAGGTGACTGTCGGGAATCCGTCAGCCGGATAAGCGTGCTCGATCACGACGAAGTTGGGATATTTGCTATCCGCCCTCTGTGTCGCACAACTGCCGAACACGGTTTCCACACCGATACCGTGATCCATGCCGTGGTTGCGGTGTTCCTCGGTGCGCGCGGCGCGAGCGTTGCGTCCCTTGAGTGAACCGTAACCGCAGATGCCAGCCATTTCGCCAAGACCGAGGGTGTAACAGAACGGAACTCCGAAGCTGTTGACCTCGATAACGAGCGAACCTACAGGGTGCGAATCGGTGAGATTCGCCAATAGCCACGGGGCTACGTTCCAAGTGATTCCAGAACCAGGGAAGGTCGTGACTGCGATACCAGCAGCAGCCGCGCGCAGCCTGCTCGCCATTGTGAGCTTGTTGCCGTTGTTCACCGTGTAGGTGTAGAGGCCGATCTTGCCGGCGTTAGCGCCGGTCAGATTGTAAATCGCCACGTAGCGCACGGTCGTTGTGTCGGCGGCAACCGTATTCCCATTGGTGTACGTCCACGGGGCATTACTGAATGCCTCGAAGTAGTTGGGAGCAGGTACCAGCGCCGCGCCTGTCGCGTCACCACCACCGGTGATGTCGTAGGCGTTGTTGTCGGCAGGGATCGCCGCACCCAAGAAGGCGCGCGGTTGAATCACTGACCCGACTGGACCGTAGGCTTCGTGATCTCGGACGTACCAGCGGTAAATACCGTGGCCGTTCCAATCCACAAAATCCCCTCGGAAGATCGGGTTGCCTTTGCCGCGGTTCTCCGCGTACTGCAACGCCTGCAAGTAGGCCGATTCACTTCCAAGCGGAGCGAACGCAAACTGCGTCCCGAAGAACAGGAACTGCTCAACGAAACCGCCCGCGTCGTTCTTGATGGTCCCAACGGGTTTACCGCCGAGTCCGGAGAGAACCAGCCCGCTCTTGGTGATCGTGTTGGTGCTCATTACGTCAGCCGATTTGAGCAGGTCGCGCCCACCCTTGAAATTCGGGCGAACCATGTTGATGCCGCTAGTCTTGGCGGCTTGAATCAGCCCCATCATCAGATCCTCGGAGATTTTCCGGCCAAGTCGCGCGCGAAGCAGCTTGTTGGACAGGTTATCCCACTGGGAGCCGACTACGGTTTCCTCTTGGGCAACGTCAGTGATACCGATACCGAACCATTGGCGCCCGATCTTGCACGGGAAGCCGCCGATGCGGAGTTTTTCTTCGTTGCCGCTTCGGTCGCCTTCACCCTGCGCACCAGGCCCACCCAACGGAGCGACTGTCGGAATGTTGATGGTGTTGCCATCGACCTTCGATAGATCGTCGTATTGGATGAACGGTTTGCTCGAGCCGGGACCACCGATCATTTCGTCACTAAACACATTGGCTTGCTCGGCGCCCATAAGGATGCGTTTAACCCAAAGCTCCTCTGCGGCCTTGGGGTTCATCGCTACCTCGTTGGCGTACGTCAGGACGTTAATCTTGTTGTACGACACGCCGAGTTGCTGTGTCAGCAACGGGTTGACCAGCCACACCGCGAAAAATGCTCCGATACTTTGGGTAGCGAGCAAGACCGTCAGCGCAGTGGTCAGGTGAAGCAAGGCAATGGCCTTGCGATATTGAAACTTCATTACTTTCCTCCTAATTTTGGTGACGAGGAAAGAGCGTGTAGCGCAAGAGATACGGGGCTACCGAACAGCGGCAGCAATCCCCTCATTGGCCTTGGCTGCATTGTCCAAGTCCGCAAGAGTGGCTTTATCACTTCGCAGATATTCGACGCTCGTTTTGTCGTCTGTTGATTCTGCGGGTTTCCCCGGCACGGCGGTTTTGGCACCGGATACCGGAGTAGCCTTCTTCTGAGTTGGCGCTGTCGTTGTCTTTTGGGCTGGCTTGGCAGTGGCTTTGGGCGCGATCCCGAGTTCCCGAGCGACGATTTCAGTCACGCGCTCAGGAGCGGTATCAGCGTACAGGATCGGATGCTCAGGGTGGCGAGGATCTTTCATTTCCTCAAACCGTTTAGCGATCGCCTTGCCGAGAACGGTTTTACTGTCCGCGGCGTCCGGAAACTGCTCGATCGCGCGCCCTTTGGATTCCTCGCGCGCGTTCTTCTGAGCGGTTACCTCTTTCTGGCGCTCGCCTTCAACCGCATACTGGATTCCTTCGAGTTTGAGTTCCTCTTTGGAAAGCTGCGCTCGCTTGTCCGCTAGTTGAACCGTAGCGGAGCGCATTGCTTTGGTGGACAGAATCTCCTCCTCGTCCTCGGGATCGATCTGTTGTTCCAGTAGCGTGATTTCGTTCTTGAGCGTTTCGACCGTGGTCAGTTGCGCGGTCAACGGATCAGGTGGCGGCGCCGTTGCGGCTTGCGCCGGCGGCTGCTCGCCCTTGACTCGTCGTTCGGCCTCGGCCCACGTAATCGGTGCGTTGGCTACTTGCGCCGCCTTATACACTGCGTTGATCGCCTTGTCTGTCGGATCGGTGTACCGGAAGCGATTCGGGAGTTCTCCACGAGGCTCCTCCGGTTCGTCGGCAGGTGGCGTCCCTTCCGGCTCGCCCTCTTGCGGGGGCTCACCTTCTGGCGCTGGTGTTTCGGCGGGTGTTTCGCCCTCAGCTCCACTGCCAGCCTCCTCAGACTTCGGCGTTACCTTAGCGGCCTCGGTCTGAACAGAATCGAGGTCATCAAGGTTCGCGTTCTCAAGAGTAGGCTGTGTAGTATCCGCTGCGGTTTCCGTAGCGGCCGTCGTTGGTGTTGCCTCGGCTTGCGCCTGAGTTGGTTCCATGCCGCGGCGCTTTGCCGAGAGCATGAAAAAGAAGCAAGCAAAAAATTCAGGCGTGCTTGTGCTGGCGCTTGGCCCAGCGCAGTCGGCGCTCCTGTTCGCGTCGGTGAGTGGGGCTTTGGAGCAGGAACTCCCCTAATCGCTTCCCCATCGCGCACAGACCGCGCGGCGGCGGGGTGCAATCTTCTCGGTCCATCGTTTTTATTACGACTTGTTGTGCCACCCGATCTTAGGGATACGCCCTATTCGTTAGGTTCGCAAGTACCGCGCAGCGCGAAGCCTCAGAATCAACCACTTGCGACCTTTGTTGGAGCGTCCTTGGTCCAACCGGCGCGGATTGCGTTCTCCTGGCACTCGCCAAAATCCTCGTAACCCTTCTGTGAAGCCTCGATCACGCGACCTCTGGCGCCTTTGCGCTTCCAATGCCAAAGGCGCTTTTTATCGCGGTAGAACACCCATTTCAAGATTCACTGGGGAAAATCACCGTCACTTCGTCGTCGGTCTTGATTCCAAGGTCATCCATCAGGCAGGGACTAAGATCCGCAACGCGGCCCGTGTTCTCGTTCGGCCCCCAGTCGGCAGGGAAGGCTTTGAGTTGTACGCCGGTCTTGTGCGCTCGCACCAGCGCCTGCCTTTCGAGCAGCTTGGGCTTTGGGGTTTTGGAATAGTCCCACCGGCAGGCAACGTAATGGACGCAATCGTTTAACCGCCGCGCCAGCCCGCTCGTCCCGCTGGGCTGGTACGGCAGGAACAAATGTGGCGCCTGCTCCATCGAACTGATAAAGGCCAGCCCTTCGCTCGGGCTTACGCCTTGATCGTTGGGACCGCCAAAGTAGGACGCTTTGCCGGTAACGCTGAACAGTCCTTCTGCGGGCGGTGGCAATGGCGGTGAGCCGTGTTCAATATCGATCCCCGACACCGCGCTGGCGATTGCCGCGCAGATCGCGCCGAACTTAATGCCGTAGATACCAGCGTCGGCCTCCGAATCGACAAAGCACACTTCGACCAGGATCGCCGGTTTGTGCGTGTTGTTGAGGAAGAACAGGTCGTTGCGGAGTTTCGCGCCGCGGTTAATGAGGCCAGAGGCATTGGCGATCTGCCTCGCCACATCACGGGCCAGAGTTTCCTGAGTCACGAACAAGACTTCGGTTCCCATCGGCTTGGCCGTCTTTTGGTAGCAGTTGAAGTGAACACTAACGTCCAAGTCGCGGGATTGGTCGTTATGGAAATTGCAGATCCGGTTCAGGTTCTCGTTCTGCGTCGTTGAAACGTCATCGTGGAAGATCTGTACTCCCACGCCAGCGTTTTGCAGCTCGAACGCGACGTCGTTGACCACCCGCCGAGCCTCGTTCACTTCGTCAAGAATATCCTTGGCGCCGCGCACGAGGCTTCCGTGACCGCTTGAGATAACGATCTTCATGGTTGTTTAGAGGCTTCCAGTTGCACCTGCGGCATGATGAGCATATTCGGGCGCCCAAGCAGCTCGGCCAGATCCTTAACGTCGACCACGCTACCGCCCCTGTATTTGCCTTCCTCGTTAGCAAACAACACGCGCACCTTGGTAGCGGTTAAGACCACCCTTTCGCGTTTGAGGATCTCCTCGATCGCAGCGTTGGCTCGATTGACTCGTGCCTGCTCTGCCTTGGCGCCGTTCTGACTTTGTTTTTTTGCCATCAGCGGCGCTTCCTGCCGCAAAAGGCAAAAATTGGCAAGGCTATTTGCGTTCGAGGGTGAGCAGGCGCTCTTTCAGGTCGGCCATTTCCTTGTCGTATATCTCTTGCCGCAATTTCTCCATGGTGGCTTCCTGTCGCGCCTGTGTTCGCAGGTATTCATCGTGAAACAGCTTAAAAGAAGTCGTGCCTTGGCTGTCCATGCGCTCGATGCGCGGCGCGGTTTCAGTTTTCCAATCTACGACCTCAGCGATTTTGTTGGTGCGCTGACCGACTCCATAAAAGAACCCAAGCACGCCAACGGCAGCAATAACAATCGGCAAACCAATAGCCAGCCACCTTGCTTTGCCGTTACCGTTCTCAGCCACGCCAGCGCCACTGGCGAAACGAGGCGCTTAATGCAAGAAAGAAAGTGGCGCGGGGTGTCGCGGGGCTTTCCCTCCCGCCTGACAGAAGCCCGCGCCGATTCTCGGCGTGTATGGGTTGATTAGAGCTTGAGGTTGTCAGCCGTTGGTTCGACCACTGGGCTGGCGGGATCGTAACTGTGCGGGTAGGGATTGGGGTTCCCGATGCGTTTCAAATCCATGCCCAGCCACATAATGCACTCCTGTAACTTGGTGATCGCCAGAGCGCGCTCACGGCTCGGAGAAAGTTCCTTCAACACCTGCAACTGCTCATCGAGATTTTTGCGCAGTTGCTTGTCGGCTTTGATGTTCTCGTCGTTTGGTACTTCAGTCATATCAGTGGAGATCCAGCCGCGCGCGGATCACTTCAAGGTGCGGATCCTTGGGGTTTAAGAGCCGTCGGTGTTCGAGTTCGCGCTCGTCGAGCCAGCGGGCGACTTTGCGCCACGTTTGGAACACACTGAGCAGCCGCGTGACCGCTTTGGGGGTGAATTGAGTAAGGTCAGTTTCTTCCAGAAGGTCACGAGATTCCTTGAAATTTCGTTCGACACAATTGGCTTGAAACCACTGGAACGAGGGATGCTGCCTGAGGGTTTCGATGTGGGCGAGCTCGTCTTGGGCGAGAATGGAGTTGCGCTCTTTGGCGTCGGGTAGGTTTCCTGAGGCATCGGTCTTGAATCCTTCGCTAACCGCTCTGGTAAGTTCAGCATCGCTTAAGCGTCGAATTTCCTCAGCCACACCGATCACTTATTGCTTTTGTCGCCATTTGTCGAGGCTTTCGGTGCAATCTTCGCCGCCGCAGCCTTGGCGTGAGCGACTTCGATGGTCTGGCGCATACCGATCTGGTGCTTCTGTTCGCTGGCATGAGCCGAGAGCGCGGCGTCATGCTGCGACACCGAAGCCTTGAGATGCGATTCCTGAACCTTTTGTCCCATCTTTTGCTGAAACTGCTGATCGTTTTGCTGCATCTTCTGCTGGTGTTCCTGAGCCGACTGCTCCGCTTCCTGCTGGGGATCGGGTTGCCCGGCGGTTTTCTCCTGAGTTTTGATCGCCAGATCGGTCATCACCTTGGCCGCGACTTCCTGATCGCTGCCCGGTTGGAGTCCCTCACGCTGTAGCACCTGCACCTGTTCGCTCCGGAGAAGATCGGGGTACTTAGTAGCGATCGACGTCTTGGGCGGCAATTTCGCGGCCTGCGCCTGTTCCTGCTTCCATTGCTGCACTTCTTCTTCGCTTACGATCCGCAGGAGCTTGTCGGCGTCCTGCACTTCGAGCGCCCTTAATTGGCGCACGTATTCGGGCCGCAGGAGATTTTGTTCTTCTGGATTAAGAGCCTCGTAGTACTCGCGGCAGAGTTGAACCACCATGCGTGCAGTTTCAATAGTTTCGGTAGATCGTGAGCGGGTAAGGAGTAGCCGTGTGTGTCGACCAAGGTTACGGATTTCCTCACGACTGAGGGAGAGAAGCGCGTTTGTTTCATCGTCATACAGAACCTCGTTCGGGTCCATGTGTTCTAGTGCAATGTCGACGACCTGGTCGAGAACCAGCGCCACCGCCTCGGCCTGACTCCCCTCGGTTTCCTTCATCAGGACATTGGCCGTTCTCTCGAGCGATTTGATCCCCGTGGCGAGCTTGGTTGTATCCAAGCCCGCCATGTTACCATCATCGGGACCGACCATTCCCACCTCAGTCGAACTGGCTTGCAGCATCAACTCAATCAGCTTCATGGCGAACTCATCAATCTCGGTGAGTTGCACCTGAAAAAGTGGCGGATTCGAGGCGGTGAAGCGCGGATCGTCAATGTCCAGCACCTGATCGTCACCGAACACCAGTTCCTGACCGGCCTTCCACTGGCTAACCGAGTTGCGGTT